GACAAGAAATCAACATTAGAAATAATATGGTTGTGTGAGTCATCAACTACGGTTGCGGTTATAGATGCGTCTGCCGAACCATCAAAGGATGCACTACCAGTTACGTCTGAAGTTAAGGAAATAGTCCGAGCCGTTTGTAGTTTAGTTGCAGTTGATGAATTGCCACTTAATGCAGCCGTAATCGTTCCGGCACTAAAATTACCACTTGCATTTCTAAATACTATTGTATTGGCAGTATTATTATTAGTTGCGTTTGATGTTACTGTAAAGGTACTTCCTTCTCCAGTTGCAGTACCACTAATTCCATTACCACTCGTACCTCCTGTTGCAATGTAATTGCCATTTGTTTGTGTTCCTAATGTAATGGGAAGTGTTGGAATATCCGCCCTTATAGCCGAAGCTGTATCCGCTAATTGTGCAGTTGTTACATCTCCACCAGCGGCTGGGAAATCTGCCCTAATAGCTAAAGCCGTATCCGCTAACTCCGTTCTATTTGGATACAAATCTAAACTATCTCCCAATTCAACCCTTGAAACGTAATTAACAAGGGAATCGGAAATGTAAGTAGGTATATCTGTTCTAATCGCAGATGCAGTATCTCCTAACTCAACCCTATTCGGATAATTAACCAGAGAATCTGCTATTTCACTTGTTATTGATGTTCTTATATTATTTGAAGTATCTCCTAATTCAACCCTTGAAACGTAATTAGTAAGGGAATCGGAAATGTAAGTAGGTATATCTAATCTTATAGCCAAAGCCGTATCTCCTAATTCAACCTTTGTAGCGTAATTGGTAAGCGAATCTCCAATCTGAATAGGAATAGAATTCCTAATTGCCAAAGCCGTATCCGCTAACTCCGTCCTATTCGGATACAAGGCTAAACTATCTCCCAATTCCGTTCTCGATGCGTAATTAACTAATGAATCAGAAATATAAGTAGGTATATCTAATCTTATATTATTTGCCGTATCTCCTAATTCAATTCTATTAGGATATAATGCTAATGAATCCCCTAACTCCGTTCTATCTACATACAATAATAAACTATCCCCTAACTCAACCCTATCTACATACAATAATAAACTTGAAGCAATATCAGATTTAACCGCAACCGTATCCGTTCCGATCAAAAATGTACTGTCCGCAGAACGGAATCGCAATATGTTATTAAAAGCCAAATTCGAATCTAACCCGGTTACAATAAATTGACCAGAATCCGTACCTTGTTTTAGCTGATATAATTCGAATCGCGGATAATTCTGCCCGATTACAAAAAAAGGAATGAACCCTAACAGAATTAAAACCGATTTAAGATTGATTATAAATTGCTTACAACCCATATAATAGTTATTTTTTCTCCGCTTCTGGGAACAAAACCAAAGGTAATGGTACCAGTCACGGAATCGTGTGAACTAATGAATTGATTTGATATAAATTGACCGTTTCTATAAACCATTATAGCCGAAAGCGAATCAGGTAATTTGCCTTCGTTCTCGGTTACGGTAAATGTCGGAGTCGTTCCATCGGCAGTAAATTCTTCTTGAAACATCGAAACCGCAGCCGTTCCAGTTGGCGTAACAAATTCTTCCACAAACCAAATCAAGGTTATATCATCTCCTTGATCTGGAGCGAATGTCATCGTAACAGTTCCGTTTGTCGTGTTAATTCCGGATATGTAATCGTTATTAATGTGTTGACCGTTGCGCATTAATAGAATTGCATCCTTTGTCTTTGCGAGTTTACCAGCATTTTTGGTTACGGTAAAGGTCGTTTGCGTTCCATCCGCAATGAATTGTTCTTGGATTATTTTTAAATTATTAGGAAGCGACATAAACCAAACAGCTGCAATACTATCGTCTGAACTTGGAGTATAATTTAATGTAAATTCAGATGTTGTTTGTGAATAATCGGAAACCTTATCTGAATCAATGAAAATACCATTTTGGTATATTAACATTTCTTGTTTCCTACTTGGAATAATACCATTATTACTTGTGCAAGTAAAGGTATCGGAAGACCCACTTGGAGTAAAAATCTGTTGATATATTCCGCTATCTTCAAGTTCCCCTCTAAAGAACCAAACTACTGCAATTCTATCTCCAACATCAGGAGTAAAACTTAATGTAAATTGACCATTTGTCGCATCAAGCGAACTAATATAGGTTTGATTCAATAACAATCCATTTCTATATATAGTAATTTCAGCAGCGTTTTCAGGTAAAACTCCGTTATTTTCCGTAACCGTAAAGGTAGCAGAACCAGAAGCGGTTAATACCTCTTGAAATATTACTCCGTGTCCAATTTCTGGATTAATTATAGACGTATCGTCATTATCTGTAATAACTGCACCACCAGCTGAAGAAGAAGCCCCTACTGCACCAAACGAAGCTACGAATCGGTAATCTCTTGATAAATAAACTAAAGATTGTTCTGTATAAGGCATTAACTATCTTCTTTTACTTGATACCAAATTCCTGTTACCATATCTCTATATAAATCATAAGTACCACCGTGAAAAATCCAATAGGCACTGTTATAATTAATTGCGTAATGTGGTTGAAGAAACGCATTGTCAGGATCAGTCATTACCATTGTTGTTCCCATAAATTTGCGAACTGGTAGTAATTGACCTTTTATAGTTTCGTTTGCTAATAATTGACTTATGTTTTTTGCATCTCCTGTGTTTCCAACCTTCCATCCGTTTTCGGTAATTACCCATTCATCAGAGTCGTTTTTAACTTCTAAATGACCTGGAGAATTTAGATTAGGACCATCACCAATAATGGTTTTAATTTCATACGTTTTATATGCCGTATTATCATTATCGGATTGGAATCTAATAATATCGTTTTGATCCGAAAAGAAACCAGTATGAATGTATTGAAGGAAAGTGTTCGATGCTTCATAAGTTACGGTATAATAATCTTCTAAAACCGGAACTGAACCGCCTTGTAAAATAGACGTTAATGGTGGAATGCCATATTCTCCATAAACGTTATAAAATTCAACCTTTACGGACAAATCTCCATCAGCCGGAACTTGTGGAATTATTAATTGAATGTTTTGCAATATCTCATTACCGTCTGTAACCTTTATAGGTAATGGATAATAATATCCTTCATTTGTGTCCCAAAATGCATTTTGTAATCCTACTTCATCAAATTTATTAGGTAGTCTTGTAAAAGTGTTTTGATAGTAATGCGTTGTAACTTCTCCTTCTAACTTAATCAATATCCTAAATACAACATAATGGTTTTGAAAAAATGTAGTTGCAACTGTTTGAGTAAATGCAGTATAAAATGCAAGTGTAAAATCAAGTTGCAAAATTGAATCAAAATTATTTGATGCAACATCTTCAGCCACCTTTGCGGTTTCGTCATTGTAATCCCAAATTGCACCGGGCAATAAATTCCTTGTTGCTAAATGTTCGTATTCAACTCTTGAATATTGTAATGGAGCAAAAAACTCAAAAGAACTTCCAGCTAATCTATATAAATCAGAATTATCTATATCGGATTGGTCGTGTAGTATCGAATAATCTCTTGTGTTTGTTTGTAAGCTACCCAATAATGGATAACTCTTTTCAATTACCGAATTTGCATTTAGATATTCATTGATTTGTGTGATATAAAATCCTGATCCGCTATTAATTATTCGCGCTCCAAATGTTTTGCATATTTCTTCTAAAACTTCGTAACAGTTTTTGTAAACGTAATTGCCTTTGGTGTCAATATGATAAAATGCTCTATGCGGAATCCTTGCCTTTGTTAAGACTGTATTATTGGAATTATATGTATATTCTTGAGAATGCCAATTTATTACTACCGAAAACAAAGGTTCTGTAAGCGATGCGTAAGCATAATTAACCGAACCTAATTTTAATAAAACTTTTAGTATATGTGAAAACACAGAATCTTTACCGGTATAAGGAACGCCATCGTTGTTGTAATCAATATTTTTTAATGTATTTAATCCATCCTTTGCTTTTAAAACAAAAGAATAGCCAAGGTTCAAATCAACATCTTCAATAGAAACTAAATCTGTTAAAATATATCCAACCCATTTAAATACGGTCTGCCCTGTTGTTTGATTCGTTCTAATGTATAAAAAATATTCGTCTTCATAGGATGTAACTAAATCTTCTACAAAAGAATTTAATGCAGAAGAATCAATGTGCATATCAATAGAAGCCTCGGAACTAATTACTGATTTAAATCGATTATCTTCATCCCCACCAGTATCATATTTTATTTGAACCCCAAGCGTATCGAATTGGGTAGCAGAACCAGTAAAGGTACTTTGATGAATCTCTATAATGTATTCAGCTCCCGATTCAGAAAAAAATGTTGATTCAAATTTTTTCGGCATTATCTATTTCTATTTCTTTCGGCTCTTTCAACAACCAATAATAAATCAGAACCTTGCAATCTTGTGGACGCTACAAAGTTTCCATTCGTTCCTACATTAGATAACATTGACCTCAACTTATCCAATGGGGCAACTACTTCCGGATTCGACAAACTTGTTCCGGATCCTTCTCCAACTAAAGCCATTGTCGGTCCGGTTACTAATCCGCCCGAAGCGAGTCCTAAAAAACCAAGCAAGTTTCCACCAAAAGAACCTTTCCCTGTTTTTAATCCAATTCCGCCTAATAATTTACCAACCGCAGAACCACCCGGAATTAAGGACAAAATGGTTGCAAATATAGCCGCTTGTGCAATCGCCTTAATTAACTGCACAATCATTTGCTTAATTCCTTGCGTTAAAGATTTAAATACGTTTTGACCTCGTTCTAATGCGGTAAATATGGAATCCGTAACGGTCGCAGCTATACTTGCAACGCCTTGTAATAATGTTTGAGCGCGTTCGTTTAGCGCATTAATTCTTTCTTGATTTTCTATCTTGGCTTGGTCAATTCTGTTTTGTTCAATTTCTAATGGTCCGTTTTCGGTAAGTAAAACAACCTTTCTATGTAAACTTTGATTTGCTTTTTCAAATTCTTCATTAAGCACACTTTGAGCGGACTTAACTTTATTTATTGATTCAACTTGATTAAGTAATTGCGTATTAACTAAACCCGTTGAATAAGCTTGTTTTTTATTTATACTAATAACTTCTTCTCCTTCTTCTTTTCCTTTTGGTTTAGTAGTAGAAGATGGAGTTACGGTTTTAGGCGTTGGAGTTGACGGTGTTGGAAGCGCAGATACTCCAGGTATAAATGGAATTGGAGCTTGTTGAAATGGTGCGTAAAGTTTATCAATTTCGGATTGACTAAACGAATTAGTCATACCTTCTTTTATACCTTGCGCGTATGATTCACCAAATCCTTTGCCGTCATCAAACGCCCTTTTAATTTGACCAAAAATAGTTGCATCTAAAATACCGGTTAATAATTTACCAAAATTTAACTCCGCGATTCCATTAAATATATCTGTTAAAGTTTCTAATAAAAACGCAAAATTATCTCCTAATATTCTAAATAAATCATTAACGCCTTCTATTTCAGGTACGATTGAAACAACGCTATCTAATAATCGAAGGAATGCCTTGCCAAGATTTCCAATAGAATTAAATAAAGGACCTATGCTATTTCTAAATTTCTCGGAATTTTTATACATCCCAATTAATAAAGTAATAACCGTACCTATAATTGGAATAATTCTTGTAAACGTAGCTGAACCGGTCATTATTCCTTTACTAATTTTGGCAAATGTTCCGACTAAACTTGCGCTTACTGTTACAAGGTTTCCGAATATCATTATTAGTGGACCAGCTGCTGCTGCGATTCCGACCATTAATAAAATATTCTCTTGCACTTCTGGAGTTAACTTTCTCCATCGTTCGGCTAACTTACCTACTACTTCAGTTAACCTTCCAATTAATCTTGTCGCTGCATCCAATAATCCAGAATCCGCAATTGAAATCATTAAACCTTCAAATGCAGATTGAAGCCTTTTTAACGCTCCATTTAAACCTTCTAATTGTTTATCGGCAATGGATTGAGCCGTTCCGCCACTATTTTCTAATTCCTTTGTTAACTCTCTTAATGATTTCGAACCTTGATCTACTAAAGCCGAAATACCTGGTCCGGCTATTTTTCCAAAAATTTCTAAAATATCTTTAGATGATGCACCACTTTTTTCAAGTTGCTCTATTATATTATTTAAAGGTAAAAGGTTTCCTGAACTATCCAATGCGCTAATACCAAGTCTATCTATTACCTTTTGTGCTTCACCACTTGGGCTTAATAAACTTGCAATCGCACCTCTTAATGATGTTCCAGCTCTTGATGCTTGAATACCGGCATTTCCTAATAATCCAACCGCAGCAGATACTTCTTCAAATTGCAATCCGGCAGAATTAGCAACCGGAGCGACATAAGCCATTGCTTCTCCTAATTGCTCAAGGTTTGTATTGGAACTTGTAAATGTTTTTGCAAGTACATCTACCGCGTTTGCCATTTCACTTGCATCCTTTCCAAAGCCAGTTAAGATATTACTTGCAATATCCGAAGCCATTGCCAAATCCATTTGCCCCGCAGCTGCAAGGTTCAATACACCTGGCATTGATTGGAGAATGTCATTGACTTCAAAACCAGCCATTGCAAGAAACGACATACCTTCCGCAGCTTGACTTGCGCTAAATGAAGTTGTTTCGCCTAATTCTTTTGCAAGTTTTTCTAAATCTTGAAATTGCTTACCCGTTGCACCGGATACGGCTGCAACTTGATTCATTGCAGATTCGAATTGTGCAGCAGTCCTTAACGCATTACCTCCGATTGCAACAACAGGCAAGGTTACGGATGTGGTCAAGTTCTGTCCGACTCGTTGCATTGAGCGACCGAACTTGGTCATACTTCTTTGCGCATTCCTTAATGCTGCGTTAAACTTGTTAACGTCCAGATTAAGAAATACGTTCATTTGATTAGCTGCCATATCTTATGCTTGACCGTGTTGTTTTTTCATAAATTCGTCCATTCTTCTTCTATATTCCTTCTGCGCTTCTGTCATTTCTCGTTTAACCGGCTTTTCTTCTTTCTCCCAATCAAATACAATTAGATCTGTCATTTTAATTGTCTTACCCTTTCCACTATATGGTTGTAATCCTATCGTTGCCAACCACCTTGTTTGCTCCCATTGGCTTCTGAACTCTAATTGTTTCATTTGGTTAAAACCTTTGATTGCGTCCATAACCACAACAAAATCAGAATCTAAAAAATCTTGATTACTCATTCCGATTTGCCCAATTGCGATTTCTCGGATTTGATTCCAAGTCGTTATTTGGTTTGAGTCAGATGCGCTTTCGTTCGACTCGTTTTCGTTTTTTTTTCTTCCGTTGGCATTGAATTGGCGAATAGATTCATAATTCGTGTAATTGCGTCCATATCTTCATCCAATTCATCACACATATCTTCAAAGGTTAAATCAAATTTGATTCCTTCTTTTCTATGTCCATCTCTTAATCCTTCGAATATCAACTTCAATGAATCCTTGTAATTCAATGGACTTTGACCGAGCGTTAAAATAGAAATGCCCGTTTCTTCTTCGAAGCGAATCAAAGTCGCATTCCCGAACGAAACAGGCACTTCCTTATTGTTTATTTTTGTAAATCTAACCATTGTTTATCCGTGTTTGTGGTGTGTTCATTTATTATGCGTTTGTTCCGCGATAAACCGCTCCAGAAATCGTAAAGGTTGCGGATACGGAAGAGTTGTCTTCTACAGGAGTATTCACTTCCCAAGATGTGCAATACGCACTAAAGGAATAGAAGTTGTAACCTGATGTGTTTTCGGTTAAGGTCAAAGCCAAAACCGTACCATTATCCAACGCATCAAATAATACATCTGGTTGTACGTTGTCGGATGTTTCCGAGTACAATGCTTCTACGGTTAAGGTCGCTGATTTTTGACCTGGTTTGTTAGAAACCCATCCCGAACTCGGAGAATCCTTTGTAAGGATGTTTCGCATTTCGCGAGTTACAGATAAAGTAGCCGTTGTCGCTTCGCCAATGGCGGTTGTGCCATCCTTATAGATGCGAAGGTCTGTTCCATTAATTATGTCATTTACTGCCATTTTCTATGAATTTTAAGTTTAAAATATTCTTTTTCGATTTTTCTTTTTTTCTTTTTTCGTTTCCGCTTCAATCACTTGTTCCACCCCAAAAGGTAACACTTCTTGAGCAATTCCATCTGCAATCAACTCTAATGCCTTTTTCTTCATAATGTGAACCCTTCTACCTTTATATATGATTTTATTCGTTGCCGGATTCATCCAATCTTGTAAAAATAAAACTTCCATTACCTTTCGCGTTTTAATCTAATTTGATAATCTTGCGATAAATAAAAAACCCCTAACTCCGCATTGTAATCTCCATCGCTATTATTCATCATCGTAATTCTTTGTATTGCTTGTCCGTTGACTGTTCCTTTATAAAAATCTAAAGTTGATCGTATCGCCCCCGCTAATGTTGTATTCGTATCAAAATCATTCGCGTACATATCGATTTGAACGGTAATGACATCTAAAGGCGAACTTCCATCTTTGGTCATAGACGGCTCTGTATCCGTTGTCGTATAAACCACGAAAGGAAAATCTGCAAATTGTGGTACACTAACAGGGTAAATACGACTGCCAACAATATTAGTAACAGAACTTGCTCCGTTAAGTAATCCATAAATCGCCTTGCCAATTTCATTTGTAGTCATTATGAAACCTTTCGTAATTTAGATTTAGTTCTATTTAGATACTTCTCAACGTCGGCTTTAATTTGATTAAAAACCAATGTCTTTGAATCTCTTAATGCTCGGTATGTTACTTTCTCTCCAAACTGTTTTGCACCACCAAATATCATATGCGCATACCATCCGTTAAATCGTTTTTCATTCGGATTGATTGCGGTTTTTACTTTTGTAAACATAGGACCAATTATACCAATCGGCGTTTTGTATCCTTTTTCTTTTGATATTACTTGGATTGAACTCTTAATGTTTCCTAATCCATATTTATACCTAATCTTACCTTTTCCTTTACCAGCTCTTTTCGCACCTTCTTTTTTATAGAAGTATAATACATCTGGTCGTAATTTTTTCGGAGTAAATTCCCTTCTAAATCCTTTTTGTCTTTTTCTCGGTTCGGCTACCGGTGTTAATTGTTTTGCTCTATCTCGAACTATTTCCGAAGCTGGATAAACTATATGTTCTATTGCTTTTTTATTCTTGATCTGTTTAAGTAATTTTAATATATCTTTATTAAAATCACTTAAATCCGCTTCGCTTAACCTTATAGGTCTTGATACTTGATTTTGATTCCTATAACCACCTGGAGTATTTAACCTTTTCGCAGCCAATGTGCGATTGTAATTGGAAAATCCTAATAACCGTTTATATACTCCCATCAGTTCCGCGTTTTTGCTTCCAAGACCATAAATTGCTTTTCTTGTTCCGGCAATATCCGTTCTATGTCATATACCTTTGAATCGAAACTAATCCGCATTTTTTCATTCAAATCCGTACGGTAACGCACCGTAAACTCTACATTTCCAATCGCGGTTTCTCTTGCGACCATTTCCTTTTCGTCCGTTCCAACTCGTTTGTATTCAACCGATGCCCAAACCGTTGCAAATGTTGACCAGGATTTGTTTACTTGTCCAGAAGCAGAACGAGTTTCGGTTACGGATTGTATTACTATCCGTTCATTCATCCTACCCAATACCTCGTTCTTTTTCCAAATCATATCCCAACGAATAAATTGTAATTCAATCGATCTAATAACGATTGCGAAGCCGAGTATTTCTCCTTCGCGTAATCGCTCCGGTTATGGTACATATCGGAAAGAACTAATCTAATTGCTTGTCGAATCGCAGCCGGAACGTCCGAAGCTGCATCTCCGTATCCAACAACGTATGTAACCGTAAGCGAATTAATCTCCGCTAATATATCTGGGAATACTTCTCCGTATGCCGGTGTGATTCGTGCTGCCTTGCGATGCAAATCGACTTTGTATAAAGAACTGCTCCAAGTTTGTTCTACCTCGGATGTGTCGGTGTAAACGATTGACGTAACGGATTGAACCGGATGTGCAGTAAGATACAAGGTTGGAAACAAATCTGTTATTTTTGCTTTTGGAACTTTGTCAAAAACTTCCGAAACAGTTTGAGTAATAAATTTTTGACCCAAATATTCTTCGCAATAATTCGTAGCAGCCAATATAAGGTCATCAATAAGCGTATCATCAGCGGATGTGTCTATTTTTAAATAATTCTTTGCCTCACTCGTAGTGAGCATTGGTGTAGATGGCGCGGATGTTACTTTGAAATATCCCATTACTTGGTTTTACGCGTTGTTCTTTTCCTTGCTTGTGTAGTTGCCGATTCCGCTTCCGTTGATGTTTTGGTTTCAACCTTTTTTTGTGGTGCATCAACCAAAACTGCGTAGCCTTCTTTTATTAATTTATCTGCAATTTCCTTATGAACAAGTCCAGAATGACCCGCATTATAAGCCATTCTGAACCTGCCAGTAGGAGATTTGATAAATTTAACTTTTACCAAATCTGACATATTAATAAGGTTTTTTCAATGTAATTCTGTGAGTATAAACCGCAGATTGAGTACCACTACCGGTGATTATAATCCTTTGTCTAACTCCGTAAACATCTCCTGTCATATCGGTAATTTCACCATCTGCATCAACAGAATCAGTCGCAACCGTGTACCATTCATCTTCGCTCAATGCGTTTGATTCTTGAACCGTTAAGGTTAAGTCAATGGTACCTGATTCCTGAACACCTTTAACGGTGTGATTGTATTTCCAAAAAGAATACAAATACGGACTAATCGTAATAGTATCTGCACCAGTATCTGTGATAGTATCTGAAGCGGTTGTTCTATAAATCTCGTATCCGGCATCAAACTCGGAGTTCCTTGCTGCAGTAAAGATTAGGGATGCAGCCAAAATGACTGCACCACCTACTAACATTAATTTATTCATTTTATTTTCCATTTTGGATTATTAAAATTATATTCCTTGAACTACGGAAGCATCCTGCATAGCGGAGAACGAAGCAGAGTGTCTTACTGCAATATCCCACCAAGAATTAACTACCAATGTAACCAAGGCATTTTTAGCTGAAGTGTAAGGATCTACGACGAGGTCTATTCCCGCCCACTGACCAATTACAAGTTCGCTAAAATTACCAAAGATAATCGCGTGAAGGTTTGTTCCATTTCCTTTTGTAAGGTCAGAAGGAACTAAAGTAGAGACTCTTGCTCTATATCCATTTAATTGACCTTCTCCAGCTTGTGCGCCATCAACAAAGATAAACTGTGCAGTATTGTTAGCCTTTTCAGCCGTCTTTAAGTAACCTCTAACACCTGGAGTAGTCAAGTAAGCCAAGTTACCAAAATCAGCATTGGCAGAAGCTACATCCGTTTCCAATTCGATTATGTTTGCAAATGTTGGATTCGCTCCATCAGTTCCACCGGCTACATCACCAATTCCACTTGTATTTAGGATACCGGTTGGTTGGTTGTTTGAACCAGAACCATTAATCGCAGCCGTATCTAATGCGTTAGCAATTGCAACGCTCAAACGGTTTCTTACCATATTTTCAACGTCAATGGTTGATTGAACCATTAATTGCTTCGAAATATCGGTGAATGCTCCTAATCTGTTTGGAGTCATTTGGATTCTATCAAAAGTTGGACTTGTTTCCGCATTAATGTCGTTTTCGCCTTCCCAAGCAGCTGAAGCAGCAGCATCGTTTCTTGGGAAATCAATGTTTGAAGTCAATCCAGTTAAGTAAGTAGCACCTAAAGATTCAGTTACCAATCTTGGATCAAGGAATGGAATCAAATCGCCTACTTCGGTTTGAATCGTAAATCCACCTTGAGTTGTTGTACCGGCAGTCATATCTCTCTTGGTACCTGGTGTTCTCATCAACATTTTAGGTACGGTCAAGTTTCCACTTGGAGAAACTCCAGCTTGTCTTGCTTCGTGAACACCTTCTTGGTGCATTTCCGCAGCAACTCCTTCTAATCTTCCTCTTTCAACTAATTGAGTAATCGCTCCATCCTTACCTGTTAGCCTAAACTCGGTAGAAACCTTTTCTTCTTCTGTTTTCTTGCTA